TCGAAATATGATAAATTTCAACCAGATTTAGATGAAACTTTGTGGTTTATAGCGGGTGAATGGACATTGAAGCACTTCAAGCCGTCTATGGATGGTAGTGTGGAGTCTAGTATTGAGGAAGTTTTGCAGGAGATGGATAAGTCCACTTCAGCAGGGTATCCTTGGTCTCTTGATTATTTGAACAAGGCTGATGCTTTTGAAAATATGCCGAAAGTGTTGGATTTGTTTAAAGATTACTGGGAGAAAATCGCTCTTCCAGATTGTAAAGTTGTACCTATTTGGACGTGTAGTCAAAAGGATGAACTGCGTCATGTAGATAAGATTGCATTGGATAAGAATAGGACGTTTACTGCGTCGCCATTTGAACATTCTGTGTCATGTAATCGTTTGTGTCTAGATCAAAATAATAAGTTTTACCGTTCCTGGCAAAGGAAATGGCAGACTTGGAATTATGTTGGAGCTTCTAAGTTTCTTGGTTTATGGGATGCTATGGTCCGTAGACTTAAGAAACATCCAAATTGTTATGAGTTGGATGAAGTTGAATATGATTCTTCTTTATTTCGTCGTGCTCTTGAGGGGCAGCGAGATATTCGGTGGGAATTATTTGAGGAAAAGATGAAGACTCCTGAGAATCGTAAGCGGTTAAATAAGCTTTATCATGATATAATTCACTCTCTGATTGTTTTGGAGAATGGTGAGTTAGTGATGAAGCATACAGGAAATCCATCTGGAAGTACTAATACTATTTCAGATAATACAATGATCTTATTAAGGTTATTTTGTTATGCTTGGTTAGTACTTTGTGAAGAGGAAGGTCTCGAATTTGATTATGATGAGTTCATGTCAGTTGTAGAGGCAGTCCTTTGTGGGGATGATAATACATTTTCAGTAGCCAATGGCTATGAATGGTTTAATCCCATCTCTATTGGTCGTGTTTGGAAAGGAATAGGTATAACAACTAAAACTCCTTGTGAAACCCCTAGAGATATATCCGAGTGTCAGTTTTTATCTCAGAGTAGCGTCTGGGATGAGAATTTGCAGTGTTGGTTACCATCACCGGATAGTGATCGCATCTTAGCTTCCTTGGCCTATGGGTCAAAAGTGGATGATGTGAGGTGGCATTACTTACGTGCTTGTGCATTAAGGATGGATAGTTTTGGTAATAAGGAATGCCGGGCTATAATTAAAGACTATCTTATTTTTCTGGATCAGAATTATTCTGACCAGTTGGTTGGGATAGCAGTAGTTGGAAAATGTTCTATGGATATGCGGATGATTCGTTCCGTGTGGAAGAGTGATGCTGCCATAGAAGCGTTATATATTGGAGAAGAAGGCGATGTGCTTAATGAGATCCACCTTTTTAAAAATAATTTCGTATATTGGTTTGATAAAGATAATTTTGAATCATTAGATTTTTTCCAAGTAAATATAATGCCTAGAACTGCAGCTCAGAAGGCAGCTCGTAGGCTTCGTAAGATGAAGAAGGCCGCTGTACTTTTATTGTAAAACCTAAAGGTAAGCGTGGTCCCATTTTTAAGAATCCTCAACCTGTTAAGTCTAAGAAAGGGAGACCTAGGCCTAATAAAGGTGGAGG